GTTACGACCAGGTTCTCGCCGTCGGGGGTGAAGTAGGCACCAAGCGCCATGTCGATGGCCCCGCCGTCTCGTTCTGGGTTGTCGCTGAACGACAGCCGAGAAGGCAGGAACGAAGCGGCACGTGCATCCGTCGCCATCGGGAATTTCGGGATGGCTCCCCATGTGAGATCACGCGGAGCCGTCTCGTCCCACATGACGAATTTGTTCGTCGCGAGGAACCTGGTGTTTGCTCCGGTCTGCGGGTGGATATAGGTCGCGTTGTACGACCACAGCCGCAGCAGCCTGGATCCGATGATCATGGACCCAACGGGACTCGCGCCTCCACCAGCGGGTTGCCCAGCAGGATTGAGCACACCGAAGCTGGCGCGCATGAGGTTGAGATGCGTCTGAACCTTGGCATTGGCGAGGAACCTATTCAGGCACCCTGCACCGAAGCAGACGTCCGTCACGTCGTACCCAGACGCCGCGACGTTGTCCGACAGCGCTTCGATGTCGTCCAAAGGCTCGCCCGTGGATCCATCTGCGGCCCACTCGGTGTCAACCGTGACGATGTGGTCGCCACTGGCAAGCGTTCCAGTGTCGTCCTTGGGAAGAAAGTCCAGGGCGAAGACAGAGTTTCCACTGGCATCGTTGAGAGTGAGAGTTCCAGTCTGGAACACCTGCGAACCCATGAGCTCGATCGCATCGCGGAACATGCCCTCGAGCTCTCCGACTGCGCCATAGGCTTCGCGGGTGGCGTTGGCCATGAAGTTCGGATCGGTGAACGGATCGACGCCAGGTGCCCTCTCCATCAGATCACCGGCGGCAACGTTCGTCTCGTACTTGTATACGGACGGCTTCACCCGCTTGTTGACCGTCTTGTCCCGCGACATGTGGCGGGGCCCTGACCTCAAATCCCTGACCGGGATTGCCAACCGCCTTCCATTTCGGCGGACATCGATTTCCACGTACTCGGTCGCGTGAAAATTCTCTCGCGGAGATCGGAACTTCCCCGAGAAGAACCGCGGTCGAGCCAGCCGGGGCTCATAGTACTCGATGAGCTTGATCGTGCTTGCATCGGACATTTGGAATACTCCCTTTTGGTGCGTCTTTCCTGCGAAGGACGCACCACCGCGACCCCGCCGAAACGGGCTTCGGTTGCGACCCTCGAGTGTTGGTGGCCCAGCGTCTCCCGCTTGCGCGCTACGCGGGCCTGGTGTTGTTTGCTAGGTTCAGGTCGCTCCGTTGTCGAGAACAGAAACGTCGGTGTTGAACACGACCTGGATACCGGTTTGCGCCAGAAGATCCATGACGTGGTCGGTCACGTTCGTGTCGTCGCCATTGGCATCGATTACGAGCTTGTCCTTTCGGACAACACCTCCGAAGATAGCGTCTGCCGCCACGGACCCGCCAGCGGTCATGACCACCTCGTACGGAAGAATCGCAACGGGCACCTGAGCTCCGTTCGTGCCATCGACATCGTAGAGCACGAGCGGAGTTCCGGACTGCGCGGCTGGTGTCACTGTGATGACGTCGCCATTATCCCAAACCGACGGGGTTCCAGCCTCGGTCACAGCCAAAGATAGCCCGAGGTTGTGGAAGTCGAGATCGTCGGTGGACGCTGCCGTGGTGATCGTCTCGGTCTGCCCATCTGGCGCAACCGCAGTCCAAGGGCCAGCGCCAGTGGTCAGCGTGCCAGCGGTGATCGTGTACGCGCCGGCCTGGAGCGTCTTGCCAGCGTCTGCGCTGGCTTCCACCGTAGACGTGCTGTCGTCAGCCCTCGTATAGGCGACGGCGATGGTGTCGCTGATGAGCTTTCTGGCCAGAATGGTGTTCATGGCCCAGGTGTCTGCAGCACTGAAGAGCAGTGTGTCCTGCCGATATACCGGGTTCTTGAGAATGCACCCGGGAGAATGATCGATCGTGGTGATCGTGGGAGTCGTCATTTTTTCTTACCTCAGTCGGTTGAGGGGAATGGAATCGATGTAGTGTGAGCGCTAGCGTTTCGCACTGTTCAGATGACGAGCACCTGACTGTTGGAGTCCAAGACGTCCACGACCTTGTCGCCAAGGTCCTTTGTGCCGGTCTCGACAGCGGCTCCGGCCGTCGCAGCCTCGACGTCGTCGCTGGTGGTCTGTCGCGCAGCGATCGACCCCTTGCGAAGCGATGCGCCCATGTACTTCGCGACGAGTGCCTGAGTCATCTTCGATCCATCTCGGATCGAAGCGGCGGCGGTCTGCATGTCTCCGCTGTCCTCGCCGGCCTGGAGATGACCAAGAACGCGGTCGCGCTCTTCATCGACACCGAGCTTGAATACAGCCGCGTAGACGTCGGGGTGGTTCTTCTCGAGTTCCTTGATGTCCATGGGTTTCCCCTGTTCTGGCTCCCCGCTTGCTGCGGGCTCTGCTGAAGGTTCAGGCGCGACCACCACGGCCGCGTCCGGTTGTCCTGCAGCGGCATCCGCTGCGGGTGCGTCTGTACTTGCGAGCATGCGAGCGGCGTACTCGGTCGCCAATGGCGGCTTGCTGCCCTTGTCGATCACCACTGCTCTGGATGCGTCGTTCTGTGGCGTTGGCTCAGATGCAGCCGGCATCTGTTCCGACTCGGAGCGCGGGCCCACTGCGCGCAACCGTGGTCGCTGGATCTTGTCGAGCATGCCTCTCTTTTTGGCTTCACCGGCTACAAGCAGCCCGCCTTGCCCGAAGTTCTCTCGCACGTCCTTGACGGTGGTTCCGCGGCCGTATGCGATGGCATCGATCAGAAGCTCGAACAGGGCGTCGAGCTCTTCGCGAACGACTGCCTGGCCCTCAGTAGTGGTCACGTCTGGCCGCTTCTTCGGCGAGTCGGTGTTCGCCAGCTGGACGAGCTCTGGGTAGACCACCATGTCCTGGGCGACACCGACGGAGCCGACCTCTACAGCTGCATTGGTCGCGGTGATCGGTCCGGCCACAGCAGCGATCGTGTAGGCGGCAGACGCAGCGAACGACGTCAGGACGGCGCGAGGCTTCTTCGATTCATTGATCGTCGCTATGGTATCGAACAGTCCTTCGACCGTTCCCCCGGGACTCTTGATTTCGTACTGCGTCCGCTTCACCGACGGATCCATCTCGGCAAGCGCCACTGCCTGCTGAATGTCTGGGTACGTTGTGTTGCCGTAGCCCATGTACCAGGCCCAGATGTCTGGGCGCTCCGTGAGGAGCCCCTCCACCTTGATGATGGCAACATCACCAGCAACACTGTAGTTGCGGGGCTTCCCATCGCGGGCCGCCCAGCTCGCTCCACGCGAGAACTCCGCCTGTGCCTCAGCGCTGATCGCGAAGCCGGCTGCAAGCCGAGCCCGCATCTCACGCGCCACCCTGTCAGCAACAAACCACATCAGGCGGCCTCCTCTTTCTCGTCCGTGTCTTCTTCGTCTTGCGCCGATGACAAGGCCGCAACGCTGGTCGACCTGTCCAGTGCCTTGATCGGCTCCATCGCCTCGGCGAGTAGCTCGTTTTCGCGGCGCAGTTTCTTGACGAAACGCGCGTACTTCATGCCAGTGAGTTCGCGCGCCGCTCGGCTCCTGAGTTCGAACCCGTTGTCGCACATGACAACGTGCGCATTGGTCACCTTCAGGATGTCAGCAGCTGGCTTGATCTGACCAGCCCAATCTGTTTTCGTCCATGCCCCCCACAAGTCGTAGGCATCCGTGGCGAGCCATGCATCGAGGATGCTTTGCGAGTGCTGGAACTTCTGGAGCAGAGATTCGCTCAGCAGCCACTCCTTGTAGATTGGCTGACACACCGATACGGCCACGTTGTGGCGTGCGAGGTACAGGTATAGATTGAACTCGTTGTTTGCGGCCTGGCTCGCCGAGTAGTTGTGGCTGAAGGCCAGCCGGAGAATCTCAGGCGGGATCTCATTCGCCCACGCCACCGCCTGGATGATCGCTTCCTCGAAGTCGCCGAACTTCTCGTCGGTTGACGTAGAAGGGAACCCCTTGGCGTCCTCACCGGGTGCCAGAGTGTCGAGCAGGACACCTGGAATTCCATTCACTGTATTGAACTGTCGCTCGGTACCTGTTGGGTCGAGTGCGGTATCCACACCCTTGCTGATACCCATTCCTCCGAGCGCGCCCCAACTCTTGCCGACAGCTGCCGGGTCGCGCTTGATGTAGATCGCCAGGAACGCGGCCAACATGGCCTTTCGCTGGACTGCATCGCGGTACCTATCGATCTCACGTAGGGATTGCAGAACGAGGGATAGGATCGGCTCCCCACGGACGTCACTGTGCCGCTTGTCGCAGGCGTAGACCATCCAAGCGACTCGGCGGCCCTGGCGATCTATCGCAGGGATCCGATTCGATGTGCCATCGTCCTGGCGGACGTGGAATGCAACGTGGCGCTTGTTCGCGTCGATCTCTACGCCCTCTACCACCTTGTTTTGACCAGGGCCTGGGATGGCGTACTGCAGCGGCGTCTGTACGCTGCTACCGTCGACGATTTGGATCTGGGGAAGCTTCGTGACCTTGTCCTGCAGCAGAACCATGAGCACGTCGCCGGCAATGAACGCCTCGCGGAACATGACGGCCTGAAGCTGGCCGAAGGTCATCTGCTTTCTGTGGTCGCAGAGCTCTGGCTCTGAGTCCCAAATCTCAAACCGCTGTTCGATGAGCTCTGACCAATCCGACAGCGCTTCCTCCTCGAACCCGAGCAGCCCCTCAACCGGCGTGCTCTCGAGATGGAGCCCGGTGTTGATCACGTTTGTGACGAGGCGCCGGATCAGACCGCGGGCGTACAGGTTGGTCCGGAAGACCTCGGAGGACCGCGCGCGCAGCGTCCAGTAGTCGAGCGCCAGCAGATTCACCGGGCCCAAACCGCCAGGGTACTTCTCAGCGTGCCACGACCCGTAGATCGGCGATGCTGGCCCTAGAGGGTTCACCGCAGTGCGCCCTGGCTCGATGGGTGGCGCTTCGAGTACAGCCTCCACACCGAGCATTGCCCGGGCAAGCCGCGTGAGCGGCCCGAAGAGCTTCGCCATCAGAACGCCGGTCTCCCATGCACAACAACGTTGCCGTTCACTCTGGCGTCCAGCTCCTCGAGCTTTTGTTCCAGCTCCTTCAGCGTCTTGCGCATTTCGGTGAGGTTCGCTTTCGTGACGGTTTGTCGCGTCTGCCCAGTGTCCAACGTGTACGACTGCGCACCAGTCGACAGCGCCAGGATCGCCGACTCATACGCAACGATCGCTGTCTGCGTCGCAGCAATGCGGGCCTGAAGCCACGCCGTTGTGAAGACACTAGCCATTGGTTACAGCGTGAGAAATGCCGTGTGCTGCAGCTTCGTAGAACGCAGCGAAGTTCGTGAATTCCAACCCATGTTCTTTCGACCATCCGTGGGCGACGATATCGAATGCGGCGTCGGCGTAGACGAGTAGGTCCCACAGCTCGTTTGGTGCGCCCTTCGGTCGATGCCACTCGAAACCGATTCGCTTCCCTGTGCTCTTCTCGATCTTCTCTCTCTTCACCTCGACAGTGAGTTGCTTCAGCTGCTTGTCAGTAGTGTCCGACGGGGTGTTGAAGAACGGAGACGGCTGCATCGACATCCCGTCCCACGGGTGCCGCAGTGCAGCGCTCCACCGGTCCTTGTACCAATCGACCGTGAGTAGGTAGCCCTTCTGGCCTGGCTTCGGGACGAACTCGGAGAACTCCCTAGCCGTGGCACCTTTGGTTGGTGCTTCGCGCCCCTTGATTGGATACACGTGCGCGCGTGGGTACTGAGCACAAAACCGATACACCACCTCGGAGCTGAAACCAGAATCCACCAGGGCTATCAGAATGCGATAATGCTTGCCGTCATCCGCCACCCATTCGGTCTTTTCGAGCAAGTCCTCCAGAGCGGACCATGACGGCGAGTCCAGTTGCTCCGTGTCACCTTCCAGCTTCTTGTACTCGATGAGTACCGCTCTTCTATCTCGACACCAGCCGAACACAGCGACGAACAGCGCATCCTTGTGCACGTCCACCGTGCACGCCAGGAACAGCACCGGGCTCCCACAGAATTGGGCCGCCCACTTGTTTGGGATCTGGCCGTACATGTAGAACGCCCGTCTGTGCGGGGAGACAATATCGAAACGCAGACGCTCTCCGCGTAGCTCGAAATCCTCAGCAAGGATAT